AGAGAAGCAATATATGCCCGTGCAATCTGCTCATATTCAGAAATTTCAACACTGCCTTCAGCATAAGTCTCAGTGACCTGAACCGTATCAGCTTTTACGCTCTCACTCGTGGTCTGGCGGGCAATGCCAGCATAAATCACACCAGCCTGAACACCCTTAATAATTTCACATGTGGCATCAAGTAAAAGTGTATCAATCGGATCTGGAACAAATCCAACTTCGTTCCGCATCCATGTATTAGCTAGCTTGATGAGGCGAGCCTTATCACCAGCTGGTGCAAAGTCTGCCCCTAGCATCTGCTCAGCCTGTTCTTGGGTAATAAAGCTCATAGGTTATTCCTTTGTCAACAATGCCACTAAATCATCTTTTTTGGCATCAGATGGGAATTCAATACCTTTCAATTTCAAAACATCTTTCAGCTCATCGACTTTAAGCTTGGAATAATCCACTGACCCAAGTTCTGCGATGCGGGCTTGCATTGCACCAACGTCATTTTTGAACGCAATTAATTCACCTTGTGCGGTGGCCAATTGTGCTTTTGTGTTGGTTAAGTCGAGTGCTACTGCATCGAATTGCTCTACTGGAATTAAACCAGTCAAATCGGCAGGCTCACCTTGAGTCATTCCAGCTTTTAGGGTTTCTAGTTGCCCTTTAAGCTCAGCATTTTCAGCGACCACCTTTTCACATTCAGCTTTTGCTTGATCGATAGTGGCTTGTAGTTCTGGTGTGATCCCAACATTCAACTTAACAATTACAGAATCTGTTGAAAGCTTTTCACCCTCACAAAGTTCATGTTGGTCTTGTTTGAAATCAGATACATTGATGATGCGAAAGTCATCACCATCTTTAATTTTTACTGTCTCGGTGTGTGACATATTTACTCCTACAAAAGGCGATTTCTCGCCTTTCGAATTAACCTAACAACAAACCAATGTGACGTGATGCAACGGCCTTAACACCCCATGCAAGACTTACTTCGTATACAACTTGTTTGTATTGACGATACACGGCGATTTCAAAAGCGAGCCCAGTAACTGGATCAACAATTTGTGTTCGATCATCTGCACTATCACCACCCTCAGGTAATGCTGGTGCACGAGTAGCAAGTGCAATGGCTGAGCGAGAGAACACTACGTTAGGTACATACGTACCACCAAGCGTGACAGCAGAGTTATCTGTGGAAGGAAGTAGTAAGCCACCATTCAGTAACAGATTAGAACCTACAAGACCACCAGACACATATTTCGTTGTGTCACCAGCCACGGTAATAACATCACCGTTAAGAATCGAACCAGTACCGCCATCAACAATAATTGACTTGTCGCCGATGCTAGGGGTGCCATTAACTAAATACCCTGCACCATCACCTTTAACATGCACACCAACGGCATGAGAGTGGCGAATTGCGAAACTCATGATACGGTCTGTCATACCGTTTCGAAGCATATCTTCGCGACCTGCTTCATTTACTTTAAACAGCCCAGATTGCTTACCGCGTAAATTACCAATTGCTGCATGGCCTAAAACCATTTGCAAATCATTACGAGGTGCACCATTACGTTCAAGAATACCTAGCGTACCCGCGAAGTCTGTCATATCAGCCGCCGTTCCAAACGGTGTAACACCAGCTGAACCATGAGCAATAGATGCATTCTTATAAGCTTCCAACCAGCAATCTGTTTCAACTTCATTTACAAGCGTACGCATTGCTTGAGCAAAACGATCTGTTTGAATCTGGCCAAATGTTCCTGCATTTTGAAGTGAACGAGTTTCTTCACCATTCCAGCGAATTGGAACATTACGAGATTTAGTGATCTTAGCAACTACATGACTTACTTCACCATCACCTGCATCAGGAGCATTAGCACCTGGTTTCGTATCTTGTGCTTCTGCAACAGTTGTCACAGGGATTTTCACATCATCACCCACGGCTGCGCGCTCTATACCAGTATCACGTGTCACAGCAGGGATAAATCCTGTCATTTCACGAGAAACAATGTCTAATGCAGCATACAGTGTAGGTAACAAACCATTTAAATTATTAGCCATTCGCTAATCTCCATTAATTATCTGAAAGTTGACCGCCATCTTTCATAAAAGATGCTTTATCGGCTGGATTTAATTGTTCAAAACTTTGACGTGACATTGATTTAACGCCACCATTTCCACCGTTATTATTCTGATAACCACCACCACCTGCCTGACTACCTTTAATGATTGAATCTTTGTGTTGGTATCCTCCAACTAAGATCTCTAGAGCTTCATCAAAGCCTGCTTCATCCCCGTGATTAGTACGTGAATAAATCTTTTGGCCTTTGTCGTCATAAGCAACCGGTTTACCATTTTCAACTTTGAAATTCTTACCAAACATGGCTTGGACCATGTCAACAGGAACTGCTAGTTTTTCATTGGCAAATTGAGAACGAGCAAAACCTCCACCAATCAACTCGCTATGCAATTGCTGTTGATATGTGTCACGTTCTTGGGTCATCTGACCTAACTGGGTTTCGTAGCTTTGCTTCACAGACTCGATTGCTTCAGTCCGAACGCGCTCAGCCTCACCAGCATCAATCAGTTTTTTTGCATCAAGATTGCTGATCGTAGTTAATGCTTCACGTGCCTTTTGAGCATCTAAACCTTCAAAGCTTTTAAGTGTCGCTTCTGCTGCTTCTTTTGCTTCTCGATGAGATTTAGCTTCTGCATTTAAAGAACTGATTTTCTGTACTGCATGTGCAGCATCAAAACCGACTTCTTTACCATCATCATGGATGAACAAAGGAAGGCCCTGCTCATTTACTTCTGCGTACGTCTTTCCATCGATTGTCTGTGTTTTAAGTTTCATAAGTCATCCGACCCTATTTATAAAGTGAGCATCCGCTCGTTACGCTGTCCGCATCCGCTTTCAGCAGGCATTAAAAAAGCACCTCGAAAGGTGCTTTTTTTGAATTTTGTTTAAAGGCCAATTGCTTCAAAAGTTTTCTGATCCACAGCTTTTAGCTCAGCCAACGTATAACCCCGCTTATTCAGCGGATCAGCAAACTTATCAATGCTGTATTCACCTTTTTTATAAAGTTCATACTTCGATTTACCCAACCAAGTGCGCTGAAAAAACTCATCCGACTGTTCAAAAAATTCTTTAAATGATGTGTTGGCATCAAGTTGGCCAATGAGATGTTTACGCTCGTCCTTGGGAATATCTTTGACTTTGCGCTCATCCATCACGAATGGCCGTTGTCCAGCTATCTCACCATCCTTATCACATGGCACATAGGTTGTTCGGTTATTTGGATCAACCACTTTCACATACTCGTAGCCAAGAGCTTTATAAGTATCTATGTAAGTTGCCGTGCTGATATGACTACGCGCCGTTCTGACTTGGCGCTCTATTGATTCTCGCGAGCTTTTAAGTAAACCATCTTTATAATCATTCGCCTTGCGACCTTCAATTCGCTGAATAATCTGCTGATTGGTCTGGCCCTGTGAAATACCATCTCGAATGACATATTCCACTTTCTTACGCAATGACGTGGTTATATCTGCAAAAAGATATTCAACAAGCTGACCGCCCGAATACGGCGTTTTCTTGACTGCTTTATAAATCTTCTCAGCATTAACAACCGCAGTAGCATTGGCAATCAATGTTGCTGAATATGTAGCTTCATAAACCGCCAACTGCAATGCTGACTTATCAAACTGCTCATAAAGATCCACATCAACAGCTTTAAACCATTCATTCAGAATAGATTTAATCTCATCAATTTTCTTACTGGACTTGGCATTGCTTGAAAAGTTTAGATTTTGCAGAGCTTTTCGCTCGGTATCAGATAATTCATTCAGCAAATCACTCAGTCGTTGTAACTGTTCTTTGGAAATCTTATTAAATTGAGCTGTCAGCTCATTTACGGCTTGGGATGATGCTCGATAGAGGTATGCGCTATGTTGGCTCAGCGCATCAATTAAGGCCTTTTGCGCTGATGTGTTCATATCTATTCCTCATCGTCTGGCGGATTATCCACCCCACCATCATTCCGCTTTTCAATTTTCTTCACGATGTCTTCCCATTTGTCTTCTGGGAATGTTCCCGTCTGCTCATAGTGATACCAAACATACATAGGTAACTCACCAGCAAGACAAGCCTCATAAATCAATTTAGAACGAGTCGCATCGTATTTAGGCTTGTTGAAGTCTTGAGCAATCGTAAAACTGAGCTTATCCACTTTCAAATCATGCTCAGGCATCACAAATTTTGCACACCAACGCAATGCAATGGTAAATGCTTCTGATACGTTGGCCACAACGAGTGATAAAACTGAATGTTGAACTGAGCTGTCATTGTCAGCCTGTGTAGCAGTCTTATTAGCAGAGCCAACTTCAATTAAACGTGCGCCCAATTCTTTCATCTGGTTCCATTTATCATTCATACGCTCATAGGCCAAACCATTCTTTTCAGCCTGAACCATTTTTGCGTCTGTTGGGATGCCTGATCGACTACCAACTGTTGCACCAGATTCTTTCACCATGTCGTACTGTTCTTTGGTGATATCGGGAAAGCACAAAGTTGGCTGACCCACAATGAAAGCAGATTCTTCCACGTCTGCAGTGCTGGTGTAATAAGACAGCTCCATTGTTGCTAGCTCATACAGTGGTGCAGTGCCAATTTCATCCGAGTTATCTACCGCACCACAAAATGTAAAGGGAATATAATCCCAAGGCTGACCATGGTAGTCGGTTGGAATGAGCTTCTCGCCTTCTACCCACTCACCCTTATCATTCTTTGTGTAAATTTGAACTGTATAAACAAATCCGCTATTGGTTTCATCAAGAGTCAATATTCGATATCGATCTTTAGACTCAACACTGAAACCATTGCGAGTTTTCACAGTTTCAAGCAACTTCACAAAGCTTAGTTTTTTCTGATTACCAACAATGATGTAATCCCAGTCAATGATTGATCCAGCATTTAAAATATGGATCATCGGAAAAGCGCCTTTGTTCTTTTCGTCAGCTTTATTTTTGCTTGGTGCTACATTGGGAAAATCCACATATATACCACAACGATAATTGCGATTTATTAATCGAGTCGCACGTTGCGCACACTGATAAATAGAACGTCCCGCACCATCCGCATTACGCTCCAGATATTCTAAATCGTCGGGCTTATTGAAGACTGGTGACTTACCAAAGGCCAACCCAATATGACTCGCCAAAGTACGACCAGTCACACCAGGGAAAATTGCCCGCATCAAATATTCTGAATAACGATTTTTCCCATCTGGATCATTTTTAGATTTAAATAGCGAAGGTTTCGGGAGATATTTCTCACCTGCTAACTTAATAACTTCCTGACCATCACAAACATCATCTAACTTATTCCAAGTCGCAATGTGCTTAACATAGTCGGTATGTGCTGTAGTAATACTCATATTAGAATCCAAACATTGGTATATCAATGCGTGTTACTGGTTTGATGATTGGAAAGCGTTTAACCAGAGGGTAGCCACCAGCATCACCTACGTGATCTAGACCTGATTTTTTATCAGGCATCCCGAAATCGTCATAAACCTGTTGCTCTAACGTTTCGGTAAATCGTGGACACTTATTGGTGTTCACTTTTAATGTTCGCTCACCATCACCATTCAAGATCAATGCATTTACTGAATTAATTCGATCTTTAATCGCAGGATTCGTCCCATTCACTTCAATGGTAAAACCCTTATCGCGTAAAATTTGGTGGTCCGACTCACTACTATTCTTTGAAGATTTGGCTTGTCCAGCCGCGTCAGGAATTACTGTCATTTCATGGAATGGGAAACGCTCAATAAGGAGTTGAGCTATCGTAGGCGTATCCCTTACTCCTACCATTTCATCTAAAGCCAAAGGCCTACCATCACGAATCACATAAACAACAGCAGCCATTTTTAAAACGTTAAAGTCCATCCCAATGATTAAGTGTTCACCCGGTTTAATTTCTTCATCTGTATGGTTCAACTTACGATCAAAATCTGGATATACGGCGCCACTGGTTAGATTGACGAATTGTCCACGTAAATACGCTGAAATTAACTGTGGTGGATATGACTCATACAGTGATGAAATATAATCATCTGGTAGGTTGGCTTCATTGTCATAAGTTGAAGCTTGAATCATTCCATACAAGGAGCGTTTTGCAGGGGTTAAATTTGCCTCTTTAACAAATTGTTGATGCGTGAACTTAAATCCTTCGGGAGTGGTTGCAACATCAATGCCATTTATAAGTCCAGGATGCTTTACACGCATACGGGCAATAATCTTTCGCCATGCTTGTTGAGCCTTAACAGTTGGCATTACATCTAATTCATCAATCAATGCATGGCCAATCTTAAAACCTACGATTGTTTGAGGCTTTTCCATGGATCGGCAGATGATTGTGCTTCGATACTGTCGACCGTAGTAAATATCAACTTCCTTATTTGACTCATAAATCTTGGTCTTCAAACCCCAGTCAAATGCCACTTCATCAATGGTTGGAAAAAAGATGTCACGGATCTGCGGATAGGTTGGCGCAAAGTAACCTAATGGCACCTTGGGAAATTCCCAAGACTTGTCACAGAGACTTGAACACCCTACCCATGTTTTACCGCT